ATACTTGACATAATACTTATCGAGTTCTGGAGAAACTTCGACATTATTTGTTGAAGCTTTATCCTGACATACACGCATACAAAGATAAGCAATGCAGAAACGCTTAACGATAAAAGGCGTTACTTGTCCGTCTACATCAATCGCAATATTTGCCACTGGGACTGCGAGCATTTCCGCAATGTCATTAAGATAGTTGTCTGTTTCTGTAAAGTATCCATCGAGCGAATCTGCAACCTTTTCGATAAAAATTTTAATGACATTATCTGTTATGTCTTCGCGCTTTATGTAATGTGTCCACGACATTATAGACCTGCTCTCTGTAAAGCTTCTTTATATGTGTCTGTAAATTTCTGACGCATCAACATTTTAAGTTTTGAAAAAGCTCGATAAAGGAATCTGTCGGGTCGCCATCCTTTTACGTAATGTCCTTTTGAAAAGTGTCTTCCCCAGTGTAAAGCTTTCTTTCTGACAGGTGCGACAAAGAAATCCTGTTTTTTCGGCCCGTATCTTCCTGTTCCTTCGTGAATGAATTCAGCATAAGGCGCAAGTCCGCCGTCAAGATGGACGCTTCCTTGCAGTCCGGCGGATGAGACACTGGAGACAATAGCGCGCGCGAGATTTCCGCTTCTTGGCGTGAAGCGATGATTGACTTGCGCGAAGGTTGCCACTCTTTCCATTTCTATTCCCATCCGTTTACGAAGAAGAGGCCGCACTATTTCAGGGTATTTCAATAGTGCGGCTGTCAACTTCTCCGTGTCAACTTTAACTCGAAGTTCCATGTTTAGAAATTCAAGTCAAGTGCGGCGATAACGCCAGTTGCAGTTATCGCACAGTCAAGATATGCGTATCCGTCAGCCTGCGCAAAACGCATCCCTTCGAGCGGTCCAACAATCTGTGGCACGTTCTGCACAAGGTCAATTTCTAAATCTCCGATTCCTGCACCGCTGAACGCTCCTGCCTTGATTGTCAATTTGCTTGTTGTCGCGGCTGTGTTCTCTGCGTAAACGACAATGGATTCATCTTTTGAAAGCAGAACTTTTCCGCCGTCTGCTGCGACAGTTGCAAGATTGATTTCTGTGACTGCGGCGCCCGCGTTAAGCGCAGACTGCGTTTTTGTAATATCGGTTCTTGCCATGATTTTCTTCTCCTGTAAAGTGAATGAACTTGCGATTTCGATTTATGAAAATGTCGCGTTTACGCACGCGACAAGCGCCAACTTGACAAACACAAAAATGCTTAGGACGCGCCTTCAAGCACTGTCGCACAAGCGAGCATATCCGGACGAATCACTTTTGCGCCGTAAACATGCAAGCCCTTAATCGCATCTGCAAAGCGTAACTGCGGTCGGAAAGCTTCAACGCCGACAATCTGTTCCGCATAAGTAATAGAATCGTTTACGCCTGAGAGAATACGATATTTGCTCGAACCAACGGGAACATTGTGCGATACGCGAATGTCAAACCCGAAAACAGTCTGACCGATTCTCCCATTGTCATAATTCTGAGTGGTCGCATTTCCCATAGGAAGAAGTATTTTTTCAAGAATAAGCTTCTGTTCTAACCACGGCGGAATCACAATCCAACGCCCTTCTTTGGGAACTTTCGCGTCGTCAAGCGCGCGCTGTACTTTCGAGAGAAAGACAGAGCCTTTGGTTGACGAAGAGGCACCGTCGCTTGTGATTGTCAACGGTACGGAAGTTGTTCCAAGTCCTGTCAAAACCCCAGCATCGGTATATTTACTTGCGATAAATTGGTCTGCTGTATCGCGTAAAGCGTAAGCTGCTTTTGCAGAAGCTTTGTCCATAAGCGCAACATTCATCTGCACATTGTCAATATCATCAACAATGAAAGCAAAATACTTCTGTTGAGTTATTTCCAGAAAGCGAGAAGCGCTGTCGAGTGTCTGTAGCGTGATATCTGTTTTGAGATAATCGTTAATCGTGATATCGCCGATTTCAGATATTTTCACTTTGTCGCCTGCCTGTTTGATTTCTCCTTCGTAATTGCGATTAACGCAAGAAGCATACACAAGCGATTTTTCCAACCACATCAGGATTGCTCCTGCCCAGACTGTCGGAATAAAATTTGCTATTGACATTTACAAAACTCCTTTTAAAGATGAAAAAAAAAATGATTGCTTTACCTTACTTTACTTTACTTTTGCGCTCCTTGTGCCGCGAGAACTTCACGTACAGCGGGATAATTTTTTGCCACTTCCGCTGGGGTCATTGCTTTGACCTGCTCAAGCGTCAACTTCACTTCCGCACTTCCCTGACCTCCTTTATCTTTCGGAGAACTGTTTGCGCCAGGATTCTGAACATTCTTTGCCGCTTCCGGGTAATCTTTCAGATATGCTTCAAGATTTCCTTCCGTCAAAGTTACGTTCTGTCCCGCTTTGTTCTTGTAGACAATCTTTCCGCTTTCGTCAAGGTCGAAATCGCCAGCGCCGATATGATACTTTAAAGCGACAGTCGGATTAAGAACTTTCTGCGAGAAGACGTTTGATAGTCCGCTTTCGATTGTTCTTCTTTTGTTGTCTGCCGTCAATTTCTCTTTTGCCGCTTGTTCGTCTGTTAGCGTCTTCTGTAAACCTTCAACAGCTTTCTGCAAAGTTTTAATTTGCTTTTCGTAGTCTCCGGTTACTTTCGAGCCAGCTTTCTTTTCCAGAGCGGCAAGTTGCGCTGGGATATCTTCTGTTAAGTCAATGTCCATTGCTTCAAGAGCAGTAAACACGGACGAAACAGAATCAGCGCTTTTGTCGCCAAAAGCTTTCAGTCTGTCGCGCAAGGATTTATTTTCTTTTCCCTTGTCGTTGACTTCTGCTTTAATAGCGTCCAAAAGTTCTGCGCCAGTGTCAAGCTTCGAGATTGCTTCAAGAGCATTAGCATACAGCATTTCGACTACTCCTTTGCCGCATGGGCACCCTCAAGGGGTTTTGTTGTTTGTAAATTGTTGACAGGAAGCGATTGCTTCAAGAGCAAAAGCGCCTGTTGAATCAGACAAAAATCAAGTTCAATTGCATCATTTACTTTTGAAAAACCGTGAACACCTATCAAGTCAATCATATGATTAATGATTTTATAAGCGCGTTTCGTAACTTTGAATTCAGATTTTACTACATATACCATCTGCGAAAGTTCACAAAGATTTTCTAAACTCTGCGCAGATTGTATAGCACGCAAAGATAAATCTTTTGCGATTGCGTCAAGTTCATCAGACAGCGAAGCTTTGTTAGCTTCCTTAGATAATAGCGACAGATTTTCTTTCAAGTCCAAAACCTCGCATGTTGTCACGCCATGATTGTTTATTCTCATTGAATTCTTTTAATCCTTCTGTACCGAGCAAAGATTTTCTCATGCTTTCACTCTGCTTTTTCAGCCATTGACTTCCAGAATTAACATTGAAATCATCTTTCTTTGCTTGTTCTCCTTCGTAAATCGGAGAAAGAATACACATACAATTCGGATGATACGGATAAGGAGGCGCATAATTTTTTGGGAAGATTCCTGCACCCATTCCGAATAAATCAGCTTCAGCGTAAAAATCGCAAACGTCTTCGACTGCGTGACGACTTGACAGAATAGAACGAACTCCAACTATGTCCGCATCTTCAAGAAATTTATTATATGAACCAACACCATAAGCGCGCGCTGTTTCCGTTCTTACAACTCTTTCAGCTTCGTATTGCATTTTGTAAACTGTCGCATAGTGTACAGCTTTCGCCATTGCTTTCGCGCTAAAAGTTTTTGTTGCGTCAATTACTTCCTGATATGCGTATTTGAGATATTTCGTTGGCGCATTATTGGAAGCAAGCTTCGCAATATGTCGCTCTGCCGCTTTAAGTTTTGATTGATAAGCGCGAAGAAGCGCTGGGTCGTTTGCGTCAAGTCTCTGCGCCGCTCTGACAAGTTCGTTTATCTTGGAAGATATATTTCCTTTTGAAAGCGCTTCTTCTCGAATGTCGGTTGCAATCTTTTGCCATGATTGACGTTGAAGAAGTTTGTCGCCCACAATTTTTGTTACGTCCTGCTTTGCTGTATTAACACTGCGCCAAACGCTTTCTCGCAGTGTAAAGTCTTTGGAGAAACGCTGAGAGAGAATCGCTTTGCGAGACATAAGCGCACCGCTTGAAGCTTCTCCAAGTGAGGCGCCGTATCCAAGCGTGAAAGCTTCGCGCACCGCGTCAATTGTAAGCGTCTCGTATTTGTGACGTAGATTCAATTTACGAAAAGCATAATCAATAGCGGTCGCTGAACTCATGCCATGTTTGATTCCAGCTTCGACAAGTCGCGCAATTTGACGAGCGAGACTTATAAAGTCTCCATCAAAATCATCGACAATATTATGCGCGATTCTTTTTGCCATATTATTCTTCTTCGTTTCCTGTCACGTTCTGCTTCTCTTTAAAAGCTTTTGCGTTCTCAGCGCGAAGACGTTCTTCTTCTTCGTAATCAGCTTCGAGTTCGTCAAGCTCTCCGGATTCAGCGTCAGGAAAAAGAAGCTTGAATTCTTCCAACGTGATCTTTTTCTTGAACTTCGGTGGTGGATTCTGTAAGTGTACCATGTCAAGAACTTTCAAACGTGATTCTTCGCCGTGCGGGACAAAGTTGCTTCTATACTCAACTTGATATTCGATATCCTGATTTGTCCATTTGTTAAATAATTCGATAATCTTTTCTTCGGTTGTCTCTGCGATTTGTGAAGTTTGTTGAAGCACGCTTTCATGCGCAAAGAATTCATAAGCGAGAGCAAGCCCGCTTTTTGCGTCCTGCACTGCGACAACCCCGTTTTGCTCTGCGAGGCGAAACAAATCTTCACGTAGTTCTTTACGGTCTGCAATTAACTGCGAAAGAACTTCCATCGGAGGCGCGACAAACTGCGGCGGATTCGCATTGAGCGGATAAAATAAAACATTGTTTGTGCCGATTGTCAAGTTTGAAGCTTTGTTCTGATTAACGCAAAAGACCGCAAAAGCCTGATTGCGTTCGATTTCCCGAATCTCTGAATCCTTATTGAAGATTGCATGATTGACACGCGCAATATCATAAAGCTTCGGTTCTGCTATGAAGTCCTGCGGTTGTTCAAGCTCAACGTCTCGCATTACGACAACCGGAACAACTCCGAGATTGTGCGCGCGTTCAGTTCCTGCAATCGAAACGAAAACAGCTTTTTGCGTTTTGACAAGTGAAGTTTCGTTTTCGTCTTCTTCAAGTCGCGTATATGTTTTTGTCCATCTGCGATACTGCGCTTTGTGCGTCAGTGTTCCATTTTCGCAAACAGATGGCTTTTCAAGAAAAAGAAGTTCTTCGACATTTCCGAATCCATCAAGCTTGTATTCGTAAAGTTGATTTACTTTTCGAATATAACAATAGGGCATTATGCGCTTGTTTACCGCATCGCTCTGCTCTGTCGGTTGTTCTGTGAAATTATCGACAACAATAAAAACCGTACTATGTCTTCTGCAAATATTTGTTGTTGTAAGCACGAAGCGCTGAATATCCGCACCGCGATTATCAACATTAGCAATAAACTTTTCAAGCATCTCATTGTTATAAATACGCGCGGCATCCTTTACGAAAACAGGTTCGACAATTGCGCGTATAATCGGTTTTACAAAGTTGACATAATACGCAAACTTTTTCCGAGTGTCAAAAAAGAGTTCACGTTTGTGCGCCACAAGATAATCACCAGAGCGGAATCCGCCGGTGCCGTAGTATGCATTGTCAAGGAATGTGAAAATATTTTCTTGTCTTATGTCAATTGAGGTTATCTCTGCGGGCATCGGAGACGGTTCAACAATTTGCGTTTTGAACTGCGCATCTTCTCCGGTCAATGTGACTGAATCTGACATTTTAGTTTTGCTCCTTATGTTTATAATATATCATTCAAGAAGACTTGTCAATAAATAAAACGACCTCCGGTGGTCAATTGACCTGAAGCAAATTCAGTATGTAAAAAATATCGCTCTGCGTCTTTTGAATGTTCCGCAGGTCCCGGAAGCGGCGCGTCAATTCCTTTAAGTTGAAGTTTTTCATCCCAACAATAACCATCATAATCCTGTATCGTTCGCTTACAATCACGACAGAGCATATATTCGCGTGTTGACAAAAGGCGCGCGTGCGTTCTTATGCCGTCAAGTATATCATTGTTTGCTTGAATGATATTTGATATACCAGCACCGCCTTGATCACGCGGAAGAATACACTGAGCAATGAAAGACGCAGAAGACGGGTCGCAGTAAATTGTTTCAATCTCTTTATTTCCGATAAACTTCCGCAAGTCTTCAGCATACTGCGCATCTGTCTTCTGTCTTCCTTCTGCTTTACTGTCCCAGTAATATTCTTTTTCTGCCCAGATTCTTGGAATTGACAAAGAGTTATATCCGAATAAAATAAAGCATGTTGGCGCGCCTGTTCCGTAGTCAATGCCTATAAAATACTTCTGCGCTGGGGGAAGACTTTCGCGCGGAAGTGTGTTTGCTTCATAATCAAAGAAATCGTATATCGAGCCCTCTGCTATTATCCATAATCCGAGAACGTATCTTTTATAGAATACACCTTTGTAAAGTTGCGTCAGCGAGCGCTTGTATTCTGTTGTCAATGAGGGATTATCTCCAAGCACGAACGACCAGCGCGACCAAAGTCTTTTACCCGAACTATCTTTCGTAAATAAATTCTTGTTGTCAATGAAGCGCGTCTTCACATAATGAAACGGTGAATCTGCATTTGTTGTCCCTATCATCTTCGCATAAGGAGGTGAAAGACGTGTCATTGCCATATTGATGAAAGCTTCATTGTGTCGCGTGAATTCATCAGCGAGCCAATAACCGAATGTCGCGCCTTGAATCTGCTTGAAGTCGTTTTCTTTTCCTGCACCGCGAACGTAAAATTTCTTATTGCGTAAACCTCGCCAATTGATTCTTATATGTTCGTCTTTTCCTTCACGGACGTTCTGAATTAAATCCGGATTGTTCGGTGCAATTAATTCTTTCCAACTTGACAGAACATTTCTTGCCGCGCTTGTGATTGAATATCCGGATATCATAATATTGCACGCGGGAAGTTCGGAGATTTCTTTTATCGCAATAATATTCGCTGTGTAAGTTTTTGAAGAACGTATTGCCCCTTCAAGCAGTCTATACTTCGTCAAGTGCGCATTTTTGTAAACGTCTCTCGCCTTCGCGGACGGCTCATATACTTGTTTATTCGGCATTATTTTCCTGCGCTTCTGTTTCTTCTTTGTCTTTGTCTTCGTATAAATTGCGCACAATGTCAAATTCTGTCTTATCTGTATCAAGATTGACAGAAGGCTTTTGAGAAGTTTTATACCATGCTTGTCTATTCGTCAGCCAGAATTCAGCAGCAGCTACGCTGGGTGGAAGAGTTCGCGTTTGTGATGATTCCGTCTGTTGTATGATATTTCCGCGTCCGTCTTTGAAGACTGTCTTTGAGGCATTCTCAACTTGAAGTCCTTTTGCTCTGCGAAATAAACTTTTTACCACATCAATATCAAGATTTGCTCTCGCTGTCTCCATTGCTTCTTGTAAAGACGGGTCTTTTTGACATAAGTGCCAATACGTATTCGATGATATTCCGATAAGCTTTAAAGCTTGTCCAATGTCAAGTCCGTAAGAAACCGCTTCAATAAGACGTTGACGCGCATCACTAAATAAAATCGGAGTGGAACGCGCTCTGTTCTCGAAATCTCCTTCACGAATCGAGGCTTCCAATTGCAAGCGTTTCTCGAAATACTCAAGGAAGCATGTCTTTCTTAATGCAAACCAATGGATTGATACATGCAAAACCTCAGCGATTCTCTTATCTGTAAAGCCCGCTTTTTTAAGCTTCCATGCTCTCATCAATTGTGTTTTGCTCGGCATTGCGTAGTTTCTCATAATCTTATAATACTATTTCTTTTTTAGCTTGTCAACTATCCCTGAATCTATCAAACAATAAACACCGAGAAAAAATCCCAAATCCTCATCAACAAGTCGCGCGTCCCCGCGTACTATCATATTGTAAACACGCCCGATTTTTAATTCCGTCTTCACATATTCGCCGCTTGACTTCTGCAAATAAACTTCAACAAAGGACCCACAAGCAAGCAAAGCAATCAATCTTTTCAGAATCCCACCTTTACGCAATACAACAATCTTCCTCACAATGTTAAGCCCTGCGTTCATGCTTTTTCCCTCCTGATTTTATTTTTCTTCTCCTGCATCTTCTGCGTGTCTGACAACATAGATTCTTCCCATTCATCATACTTCTGCCATGCTTCTTCTGCGTTCGTATACGCACACATTATTCCAAGAATCTTCTGCGCTGTCTTTGAGTTCTGCGCGCGAAAGATAACAGAATCCGCTTCAGTGAATTCTATAAAAATCGCTGAATCGGAAGAAGAATCAGCGACAGCGCTTTCTATCGCGTCCAACATAGCACGTAAACGCTTCAAATTAAGCGCACAGCGCGCTTTTCGCGTCTCTTTGTGCGCTCTTTGATAGATTGCACGATAATCTATGTAGTCACGCTCAAACAGCTTCCCTGCGATTCTTCGCAAGCGCTTCCCATCTGTGATTGTAAATTCACCGCCGACATTCTTAAAATCGCAATGTTCCAGGATTCCGCCAAATGTCGAATCACGCGGCATATTCTTCAATACTTCCGCGACAGTATCCGCGAATATTGTCGAAGCTCCAATGCACGCGCTTTCATCAAGCGGCACGCTTTTCCTTACTTCCGGAGAAACGGGAGAAACAGCGACAATTGCCGAGCCGTTCGCGGCTATTGTCGTTCCGTCCTCTCTGATATGTAAAGTATCAAGTGACGGTATAGTTTTATCGCTTTTTATAATCGAATGAATCGAAAGATTTGCCTTTGAGAGAATCATTTTTCTGTGTCTCCTGTCTTTCATTAAAAGATTTTTCTGCGCGATCAAGCGTTCTTATCGCTGAAAATGTCACATAGAAACCGAAAGCGCTTATCATCATAACAATCAAAAAAATACATAGCGCAACTATTTCTTCCCGTGTAAACATTGAATAATCATATTTACAATCACGCATTTTTATCTCATTATTCTTTCGAGCGTTTTTGTTGACTGCAAAATAAGTCCTGCTTCGGAAAGCTTTTTCTTCCCCTCGAAAAAAGCTTTCTCGCTTATTGAAAGATCAATTCTGATTTTATTGACTTGCGGTTTTTTGATATGTCTATCATCTGCAATAAAATTAAAATATTCACCTACAACAAGTTTTATTTGTTCATAGAATCGCATATTGCCCCCGACAGATAAACGCAAAACGGACGTATCAAATTTTATCGCCAAAGTTGCATCTGTCAAATAAAGAAAATATTTAAGAATCATGCTTTACCTCCGGAAGAAATTTTTGAAAAATAAAAATGCAAAAATCGACAAATAAAATAAATCATGTTTTTTCATTCTGCATTAAAAACGCATTAATCCAAACAGCTTGAAGTATGTCTTCTTATTCGTACATATATTATATATAAATAATATTTAAAATTAGGTCTATGAAAGAATTGATATCAAAAACAGCATATCAAGTCATAGTATGAATAATGCGCTTTTAATGCGTTTTGATTACCTCGAACATTTTTCTTCTGTTTTCAAACTGCTTAAAACTACCGAAGGACGCGCAATTTGATATACCATTGTGTCAAGTAAACTTTCGTAAATTCGCCGCCCATTGACAGAACTCCCAGCGTGCGCAATGTCAAGCAATAAATCGAAAATTTCTTCCGAAATCTCATGCCAGAAAAATCCTTCGGGTAACGCGGGAACGCTGTCACTTTCGATAAGTAAAAGCTTCGCTGAAACAATGCAGGCAGTATAAATTATAAATGACCTGTCAAGCGTTTTTGGTAAAGAAACGATGATTTGTAAATCTTTTTCTATAATTTCTTTTATGTCCAGAAAAAAGAATCTTTTAAAATAATGTCTCATTTTTGACTTTCTTTGTTTCGCGGTTCATATTCAAAACTTACAGTCAATCTTCGACAACTTCCGATTCTTGTAACTTTTCCGCCATGCGCGGAAGCGTGCGAATAGTTACGCTGTAGTCGCCAATTTGCATCTCTCGACATAGATTTTATTTGTGCTGGGTGAGAGAGCGTGCCGAAGACACGATATCCTTTTCTTTTGTAAACGTCCGCAACAAAATTTGTCAAGAGGTGTCCTATACTGATTCCCTGATAATCAGGAAGTACCACAAGTCTGTGCATCCGCATCCCGTTTTTTACGCGATTATGAACAAGATTTACAATAGCGCAAAATGCGACAGGATTTCCCTCATGCACCGCAACATATTGATGAGCACTTCCGAGAAGATGAAAATTCATATAGTGATATTTTCTAAAAATCTCCCAGAATCCAGAAGCGCGATATACACCGATTTCGATTTTTGGTCGCCGAAGTTCCCCCCTTGTAAAGGTAAATTTCATATTGTCGGTGCAAAAAGTCCAGTCCGGTTCCAACCATGTAAGTACGTCTTCGTGACAAGTGACAGCGATAAACTGCTTATCAAGTCTCCGGATTGCTTTCTGTACAGCGAACGCGCCAACTTTTGCAACTCTCCTATCAACCACAGATGTAAATTCATCGAAGACAATTAATTTCTTATTGTCAACAATTGCGCGCGCAAGATCAACGCGCATTTTCTCGCCGTTTGACAGGACGGAATACGGCTTTAACCAAGATTTCGCTGTCGTAAATCCGACAGAATTAAAAGCTTTTGCTAAATCATCTGTCGAAACGCTTTCAGGAAAATCATCAATCACACTCCTTGCAGAATGATTTTCCCACTCGAAGAGATCGTTTTCGAAAAGATTCCGCGCGATAGAAGTCTTTCCAGTGCCGGAGTTTCCGTATATTACGCCGACATTCCACTTGCCAAGTGTCTCAATGGGAAGCTCTCCTTCAAACTTTTCTATAATATCTTTACTTTCAATATCGTATTTTCCCATTATTGCCGAAGCACGAAAAGAATCCGTCGCTTTACTTCTCTTTGAAAATCTAAACTTCATTTTTTTCTCCCATTCGGTTAATATCATTTATCAATATGAGATTCTCGAAAGCGTTTCTGATTCCATTGAAGTCTATTTCAATCTCAGCATCTTCAATCTTTGACGGAATTATTAAATTATCTTCTACGATTGACATAAACTCTTTTGTCGTCAACGTGACTTTTTCAGTGTTTAGCATACCTTTTTTCTCTCGCTTTCGTTAATATTTTCGTAAGTTTTCGTAACTCTGTTTGGCTGTGCTTGCAAGGTTAAAACTTTTTCTCCAGTGTCAACTTTTACCGAAACAGTCTGCGCGTTTTCCATTTTTGGCATAAACGTATGTTGACATTTTGCGCATTTCGTATCTGTCATAATTCTTTTTGCATTTGCAAAAGCTTCGATATACTGCGCTTGCGCTTGCACAACTTTCAAGATATCTTCGATAGACAACGAAGGTTTCTTTTTGAAAAACATAATCCCTCTTCTATCAAGTTTTTGATTTTAATTTTTCTATTTCATCTTCAAGCAAGCTTATCTTTTTTCTTTCGCCGTCAAGCCAATATTCAACTTCATAAAGTAAAGTTTTATGTTGTAAATAAATAAATAGCATAAACACGCCCGACAAGTTCAAGCTGTTTTATAAAAACATATTCGTAAATATCGAAGCGTGTTTCTAATCTCATACTATACTTCCTTTACAGTGAAAGAACGCGGCATTTGTATCCGTCTTTTGACAGAATATTAAAAACTTTCTGCGCATCCTGTTCATCTGTACAGGATACGACAACCTCAATTCTATGCTCAAGCGCTTGTTGTTTCTTGACTTCAAATAATCTTCGCATATCCGAATCAGTCAATCCGGCAGAAAGACGCGCTTTTCCTTTATCAAGCTTATGCAAGGAAACAAGCTCGCGCAAGATTTCATAATTCCATGATGAATATTCAGAAGCTTTATTATCGCTGATTACATATTTCATTGCTTGCGCTTCTGAAATAAAAGCACTGCGCACGGCGGGAATATTTACCATCTGTAAAATCTTTGCCGCTTTATACGCTGTATTTCCTGCTCGAACGATTCCATTTTCATCAATAACTATTGGCTTTCTGAATCCGTTTTCTTTTATCAACTCTGCAAGCTTGACCGCCGCTGGGTCGTTTATGCGTGGATTCTTTTCAAGAAGTCTGATTTCGTCAATTGACTTTGCAAGTGACATTAATTCCCCTGGTGGAATAAACGCGAAAACACCTGACAATGAAAAATCTTTCTTTGTCTCTGACGTTTCTGCTTTGACTTTTGAGATAGTCATTTTTCTTCCTCTCCTTCTGTTAATTATTATTGTTGTTGTTGTTGTTTGTATAGTTCGCTTACTTCGATAATCCGCTTAAAATCATCTGTGAACTCCCAGTCGTGCTTTAAAGCGCTTATCTGATTCTTTTTCAGAACTCCGAGCATATGCATATTTTCGATTACGCGCGCTGTTGTTGAATTCGGAAGACGAGAAAATGCAGCCAACTCCTGCAATGAAAAATATCTGTTCACTCCTGCATTTATCATTTTGCAAATCAAATCTTCACTTCTTTTTGGTACAGTCGATTTCGCAAGCTTCTTTAAAATTGCATACTCGCTTTCATCAATAAGTTCTTTACCTCGAAACTTTCCAATGCCATAAAGAAGCTTGATAAACTGCTTTGAAAGTCGTGTTGCAATTTCCTTAAAAGGTCTATGCGTGACTTCTTTTGAATATTTATCACGCGCGACAGAACCGCGAAGCATTGAAGTAAACAGCGCACAGTGTAAAATCTTCTCATGTAAAACGTCATCAATCGTTACTTCAGTATTGAAGGAATGATTCAGACAGCGAGTTCCCAGCGCTTTGAGACTTTCACGCATTTCTTTTTCTTTTGTCACGTTTCCAACTGCGCGTCTTAAATAGTTAAGCTGTTCATCAAGAGAATCAGGAAGCTTTAATTCATATCTCATAAATCTTTCTCCCAGCGCCGCTTCATCTTCAAGAACAACTTCAATCGCTGGCGTAACTCCTGCAATTATCCCAAATCTACTTATATAATGTCTCTGCATATGTCCAAAAATTTTTGTGATTTCCCCATCGTAAACGTCACGAAGAATCCCAAAAAGCTCTTCTCGCTCTGTCTGATTGATTTTAAGAATAGTTGTGAAATCTTTTATCACAAGAATTCTTTCATTTAAGCGCGCAATCAATGAGGGGTCTTGACCTCCTGCGAGATTGATTCCACTAATAAGCGCGTGACTTGTCAACGTAGAAACTGATTCAATGCGCGGCGCCCCAGAAATGCTCTGCAAAAATTCCGTTTTTGTAAATCCTGGTGGGGCAACAAGAAAAAGCCACAGTGGGTCTCCTTGCAGTCTGTTTGCAATTATTGTTCCGTAAATTATATCTATAACAGAAGTATCCGGAATATGTAACCACTTTCTGTATTCTTTGTAAACTTCTTCTGCCGAAACTCCGTCACCTGTAAATTGATTTTCTTCTTGCGCTTTCCCAAGAATATCTTCGAGATTAACACCTTGCGGCAAATCTTGCATATTCTCAAGCAAGCTTCTGTAAGTTTCTTCTGCGTCTTTTGTCTGTTTATACAAGTCTCTCAAATCAAATCCGACAGAAGCATTTTTATCCCATGCATGAAATTTTAACGCTTT